TATTTTACCGCGTCAACTAACTTCAAATAAGAAAAGGAAAATGATCCAATGAATACGAAGAAGTACATCTTTACATATCGGGATGGAGTTCAGTCTTTGCCAATCTTCTCAATAGTTGAGGCTAGTGAAGAAGTGAGTCATAGAGCTGTTGTTGAGAAAGCTCAAAAATACTGTAGACAAAAGAATTATCGATATGTAAGTGTTCGCCCAATGATTCTTGATTTGGATGAAGGGAATATGTTTGCTAAAAATGATGGAAAGATTGAAATCAATATCCCTAAAGACATTGAATCAAGGGAGACAGTGAGTGCCGTACAAAAGTAAGGCTCAACAAAGATTTATGGAATCTAAAGATTCACCTCTTTCAGAAAGTGAAAAGAAAGAATGGAGAGGGGCTACTGATTTTAAGCAATTACCTGAAAAATTACATAAACACATTCAAGATAAGATGCACGAACCTTTACATGGGCCATCACATGAAAATAGAAGTACTGAAAGTAGTGAAAAAGTCAGCAGTCATAAAGAAACTAAGAAGACTGAGAAAACACGATCAAGCAATAGTCATTCAGAATCCTCAAGATCGAAGTTTCTACATGGTGTTGCAGCTAAAATAATAGCTGCAAGAAAGAAGTAATTATGAACATTGTACACAGTGTAGCTTTAGCGTTTGCTTTGGTTCTATTTATCCTAGCGGGTTTGAATATTGGAAGTCAAAGATTTTCGTTAGGGTGGTTTGGGCTTGCGTTTTTAACTTTGCACTTTTTTACAGTGTAACAATTGGCTCTTACAGTATCTTTTAGAAACCCTCAGCAACGAAAAGTCTACTATTCTCAGACTCGTAATATAGTATTCTCTGGCGGTTTTAATAACGGAAAGACATACATTGCGTGTTTGAAGGCAATTACTCTACTTCTCACTTTCCCTAAATACAAAGTAGCTTTTGCACGTCAAACTCTCCAAGATCTCAAAAAGACCACAATGGAGACGTTTTTCAAAATCCTTCCTTGGCATTTAGTTGCTGCAAATAATACTCAAGATGGAATTACAACTCTCAGTAATGGGAGTGTGATCTATTGGCTACATCTTGAAAAAGTTGATGAATCCACACTTCGAGGACTTGAGATAAATATGGTTGTTGTGGATCAAGCTGAGGAAATGGAGGAAAAAGTTTATGATGTATTGGATGCTCGTGTAGGACGTTGGGATGAGGCACAAGTCCCAGAAGAACTACTAAATAAATATCCAAAATGGCCATTTAAAAACGGGAAACCTGTTGTACCGTCTTACAATTTACTTTTATGCAATCCTGATACTGAGTTCCATTGGATCTATAGAAAATTTCATCCTGATTCTATAGAAAGAGATAAAGATTATGAATTTATCTCAGGAGAATGGGACCCTAATTTAGGAAGTGAAGAAGCCTATAAACAAGCATTAAAACATGATCCTGAATGGGTTGATAAGTATGTGAAAGGTAAGTGGGGTTCATCAAGTGCTCAGATTCACAAACTTCCAGTATATGCTCAACTTGATTGGAATGAAGAACTTTGGGAGCATATTTGTGAAAAAGGGAATTTATTTAGATCATTGGATCATGGGGATTCTAATCCCACGTGTTGTTTATGGGTTGCTGCTGTTGATGGTGTTTACATATTTTATCGCGAGTATTATAGTCCTGGTAAAGTCGTTTCGTATCATCGTAGAGCCATATCTGAGTTAAGTGAAGGAGAGAGATATAGTGGATCTTATGCAGATCCTCAAATCTTTAAAAAGACAAATCAAAAAGATGGTGGATTTTGGTCCATTCATGATGAATATCTTGATATGTCTATTGATGCTCCTCCTATCACTTTTATTCCCGCTGATAATAATGAATTTGCTACTAGGAATAGAATTAATGAATTACTGACACCTAAAGACAAATGGCGTAATCCTGTAACTAATGAATCTCCGGCGGTTGGGATTTACTTTATCAAAAGATCGCAGAAATGGCCATATGGTTGTTTTGAATCAATACGTCAATTAGGTGCACAAAGACGAAAAGCTCTAGGAACTATAGATGGTAAAACAGTCTATAGTGATGACAGAGATGAGGAAGTGACAGATCATGCATATGATCCTATTAGATACTTTGTGGCAATGCATGGATCTTCACCAAATAGAATAAAACCAAAGATTAGAAGAAATTCATTTGCATACTATAATCAACTCCTTACTCGCAGAACAATTGATATTCCTGCGAGTACTTAAAAAGATAAGTTAGGAGATTTGATTGTGAATTACGGTAGCTATCAAGAATGGGCAACGCAAATAGCTGATGCCAATCACTATTACAAAAATTGGGAAACTCGCTATAAGTGTCAGACCCTAGTTGATTACTACAAAGGGTTTCAATGGCGAAATAAAGTGACGAATATTAATACTTTAAATTATCGTCCTTACACTATCAATCTTACATATTCTACTATAAAGATCAAAATTGCCAATTTCCTTTTTCAAAACCCCACATTTCTCATCTCTCCCCGTCCTACAACTTTTTGGAATCCTGATTCTGCCTCATTATCTGCATCAATCAAACAAGATGCGCTTAACGCTATAATTTCCAATAGAAAGGTTAAGTTTAATCAAAATGTCAAACGTGCAGCCTTGGATAGCTTTTTTCGTTTTGGCGTGTTGGAAGTTGGATACGCTGCTGATTGGCGTAATCCAAATAAAATGCGCCCTCATCTCAAAAGTGACGATGACTCTGAAATTGACATAACCAGAGATAGAGTCATCGATCAAAATGAGATTCCAGAGGAGGAACGAATTTATGTAAAAAGAGTAAAACCTTCGCGTTTTCGGATTTGTGTTTCTGATGAATTGGAACTCGACGAATTAGATTGGTATGGTTACTTCGAGTATTACAACAAGCGTGTTTTGATGAAGACAAAGGGGATTGATTTTCCCACAACAGAAAAAGGTATTTCTTCATACAGCGCGGTTAGTAGTACAGTTGGGGATTCTGAGAAGTTTGAGGATCGTGAATGGCAGAAGGCGGTTGCCAATCAAGATATCGTCAAATGTTGGCATATTTGGAGTCCACTCAAAAAGAAACGCTATCTTATAATGGATGATGGTTGCTTTCTTTTGTGGGAAGGAGACTTTGAAAGAAGTCCACTTATCACAATACGTTGGGATGATGATTTAGATCATTGGTATCCAGTTCCTCCTGTATTCCAATGGTTAAGTTCTCAAGATGAAATAAATGAAGCACGCGAACAAACAAGGTCTTTCAGAAGACGATTTACTCGAAAATTCCAAGTTCTCGAAAATCGTGTTGATCCTGAAGAAGTTGAAAAGTTCGTTAGTGGTCCTGATGGAGTTGCTGTAACAGTTAAACAACAGGACGCTATTCTACCTATTCAAAACCCTGAACAAGGTGTAAGTGCTGAAAATGCTCTACTAGTTGCCAAAGATGACTTTAACATCATTACTGGTACATCAGCAGAAGCTAGAGGTCAAGGAGATAGGGAAACTGCTACAGAAGCAAGATTAAAAGATAGCAGATCCCAAATTCGTGAAAGTGCAGATCAATTAGATTTTGCAACTTTCATGGCAGATGTGGGGCGTGAGGTTTTACTTACGGCAAGTGAAAAACTCACTGCCCCACTCTGGATTAAATATACAAATACTGATAGTCAAGATTCTACAGCATGGCGTGTTATAAGTGCAGATCAATTATCTGATGGTTATGATTTTGATATTAAAGTAGATATCACTAATGCTACTCCTGCGGCAATGGCAATGCAGGAACAGGCATATATGAAGTTTGTGTCAATAGTTTCTCAATATCCTCTTGTTCAACTTTCACCGGATCTCATTAGGGAAACGGCTTTGAGGGTAGGATATCAAAATGAGCGGATTATTAAACAAATGCAGCAAGCGGCAATAAATCAACTTCGTATGCAAGCCGCACAAATGCAACAATCTCAAACCCAAGCCGGGAATGGAATCAATGCTGGAAGAAAAGCGATTGCTGCACAACAATCAAGTCCTTCACCTAATGAAGTAGATAAACAAATCGCAAATCAAATTCAATAAGAAAGGATCATTATATGGCTGCATTAGCAGAAGTAATTGAAAACGCAACTACTGAGGTGAATAAAGATGCCACGGAATCCGTACTCGTCACTGGCAAAGAAACGACCGAGAAAGTACACTCCAGAGGAAGTGAAGGAAAAGAGGAGACTGTACGAACAGAAGAAGTACAAGACTCTGACAAAACCGAGGCTGACGAAAAAAGAGAATCTGAAGAACTTACTGATGATGAAATCAGAAGTGCAAAAGAAGTTTTTAAAGCCCTAAAAGATCCAAATCAGGCACCTCAACTTGTTCGTATACTTGCTGAACAAGCTGGATATATTAAACCTCCTGAAACAAAACAAGAGGCAAAAGAACAAGCTAAAGATATTGTTGAAAAGTTGAAAGAAGCCGCTGGTCCTGAACTTGAGTTTTTGATAGAAAAAATTGGTCCAGTTATTAAAGCTGAACTAAAGGCGGAAGTTGAGTCTGTTAGAACTGAGTTACGGACGGATCAAGTAAATCGTGAGAATGAGAAACTCATTATTGAGACAACGAATGCAATGAAGACGTTATCTCAAAAGTACTATAGCACAGATGAGTTTCCCAAAGATGTTCAAAAAGAAATGACTTCGCTTATGAATAAGATTAATCCTTCTAATGGAATGAAGCCTTCTGAATATATTGAAATGTTATATTTCACAGCCGCTGGTAAGATGGGAATAGACATCAATAAAACCAAACAAACTCAGAGGGTGGTAGATAACAGAAATGATACACTTTCTAGATTATCTGCTGATCGTGGAGCTAAAGCACAAGAAGTGAAAGAAGTTCCTCGAAGGATTTCCATTAACGAAGCCGTTTCTAAAGCTGTAGAAGCGGTAGAACGAGGCGAAATAACATAAGATGGCACTCACGTTTGGTTCAACAAGCGCGCCGAATAATGTAACAACTTATCTTGATTCCGTGTTTGCGCTTTCAATTGCGTCATATCGGAAAACTCTCACAGACAACATTGGAGCATCAAATGCGATTTTGTATGAAATCCTAAAAAGTGATGCTTATGAACCTTGTGACGGTGGTACATACATTGGTGAACCTTTGATGTATGCACTTACACCTGCTGATTCATATGACGGATATGATGAACTTTCAACAGTTCCCGTCGATGGAATCACACAAGCTGATTTTCCGTGGACTCAAATGGCATCTCCAATTGTGTATAACATGAAAGAGGTGTTTCAGAATAAAAACAAGATTGTTGATCTTGTTAAAAGTCGCATTCAACAAACAGAGCTTGGAATTAAAGAAGGTTGGGCACAAGCTCTTATGTGGGGAGCTGCTGTAAGTGGCGGATCAATAACAAATCCAAGAATTAGTGGAGTTAATGGTTCTGCTGGAGTTACACCTCTTGGCGCTCTTGTTTCTTACAATACTGCTGGAAGTGCTGGAACTGCATTAACCATTGGTGGTTTGAATGAAAACACAAATACGTGGTGGAGAAATCGATTTGCAACTTCTGCGGCTACCACTTATTCGGGTTTCATTTTTGAATGGTTGAATATGTACAATTCCTGTGCTTTAGGAACTGGTGGTCCTCCGAAGATCATTCTTACGGATCAGAACACATATCAGCTTTTCTGCCATGCATATTTCTCAGTTTATAAAGTTCCACCTGAGAATGTTCAAGGTGTTTATCCTTTTGAATGCAAGAAGTTCTTACAGGCCAAAGTTGTAATGGATGATAAAGTTCCTGATGTCTTCAATAACAACATTGGTCAATCTACAGGTGGCGTGATTGATCCTACAAGTATGCTAAATGGGACTGCATACTTTATTAACACTGACTTTTTGAAAGTTCGTTATCATCCAGATCGTGATTGGGAAATGCTTGCTGATGAAAATGGTAAGTATTTTGCAAAACCGATCAACGGTGATTCTCGTGTTGGTCACGTTTCTTGGATGGGTAACACAACCATCAACAATCGGCGCAAACAAGGTGTTCTTGCAAAGATTGCTCGCACTCTCACATAAAAAGTAGATTTCAGGGCAAATCAAAGTAGTAAAACACGTAGTAAAAGAAAAGGAGAAATCACTTGAGACTTAAATTTGTTGGCGATAAACCTGATGCAAGTCTTATTGTCATCAAAAACGCCGACACAACAAAAATTAGTGCAGGGCAGCCAGTTTGTTTCGATACTCGAAGTATTGGCGCAAATCCAGACTCTTATGTTGGTGGAATTCATCCAGCATCAAATGGTGTGGGAATGCGTGATATTGCGGGAGTTGCGGTTGAGGATATCAAAGTTGGAGAAGCTGGACATGTGATGGTTTATGGGTATTGTCGAAATATCTCAATTCTAGCAGGAACTAGAGCTGCTTCGACAGATCCATTTCCATCAGCTTCAGCTGTTCCACTAAATGGTGCTCCATTAACTATTACAGGTAATGGATTTGCTGCTGCTGCTAATACTGCTGGATGGCCTGCAAGTACAGTTTATGCTGGTGTTATTGGATTTGGACAAACACCAACATTGCCACTACTTCTATCATCTCCAGCAAATACAAGCCTTGAAAGATATGCACCAGCGCAAGGATTCGTGAGGTTGCTATAAAGAACCATGCGAATTAAACAAGTTGGTAATAAAGCTGATATTGTTTTGGCTGTTGTTAGAAGCGGCGAAACTGGTGGAAAAATGATAAGAGCCGGAATGCCAGTAGTTATGGCTAATTTCGGTGTCTTAGGACTTGATGTAGTTACCGCATCAACCGCATCATTGACAACAGTTACAGATGGAGCACTTGCTGGAATTGCTACAGCAGATTTAGCACCGGGACAGTATGGAGAAGTTGTAGTTTATGGCTTCTGCAAAAATCTTGCTTTAGTAGGTCCAACTCGTGCAAATTCAACATCTCCTTGGCCTTCTTGGGCTGGTGGAAATATGATGAATTGTCCACTTATTCCAGATACAGCATTTAATGGATTCTATCTTGGTGCGAATGCAACAACTCGCGGTATGGTATATCCAGTATTTGGATTAGGTGCTGTTCCATCACAACCTACACTTCCTTCAAATCCTTTGATTACTGATCTTCAGACTTTTGTACCTTGTCAGGGGTTTGTGAGAATCTTGTAATTAGTTGAAAGGAAGTTATGGCACGAATTGCATTAGGAATTAATACTCTTACTTCAGTTAAGCGGATTGCATACTCCAATCATTTGCAACTTCTCTTTAGGATTGGCAGGAATACAAAGCACGAAGTTATTCTTGTCAATCCTGAGAGAGTTGCAATAGATAGAATGCGTAATCTCACAGCTAAGGTTGCACTTGAGAATAAGTGTGATTATTTGATGTTTTTGGATGATGATGTTATTGTACCTTTTGATTGTCTTGATAAGTTGATTGCATTAGATTGTGATATTGCGGCTGGGAATGTTCTTATCAGAGGTTATCCTTATGAGAACATGTTTTTTGAGAAAGATGGAAAATATGTCACACATCTCAAAACTGATGAGATGAGAAACTCAAAAACGGCTCGGCTTGAGGATTTAGGGGCTGTAGGTTTTAGTCTTGCACTAATTAAGACGTCACTTTTTAAATATGTACCACAACCATTTTTCATCACAACAACAAGCGGAACGGAGGATGTTTATTTCTGTTTTAAAGCACGCGAATATAAAAGTGACTTATCTATTAGTGTTGATCTATCTATTATATGTGGTCATATCTTGGGTGATGAAATCATAAGTGATGATAACCGATTAAATTATATGCGATATTACGAGAAAATGGCAAACATCAATCCTGAAGCCGCGAAGCCTGAACATCGTGATGACATATTAGATAAAATCGTAACAGTAAAGGAGTCTGTTGAAGAACATGTTTAAATTAAATCTTGGGTGTGGAGAAGTTAAATTCTCTAAATATACCAACATTGATGCTTTTGAAGGTTGCAAGCCGGATGTGCAAATGGATTTCATCAAAACCCCACTTCCTTACGATGATGGGTCTTGTGATACCATTATGCTACTTGATACGCTTGAATATATCAATAAAAAGCACTTTGCAAGACTCTTTCAAGACATCTGGAGAGCTTTGAGAAAGAGTGGAGATGTTTACATTACTTACCCGGATTTCAAAACGATAAGTACTAATTGGGTAAATAATGAGCATGGTGCAAGAAGTGCTTGGGAAATCATTCTTTATGGTCGTCAGCAACATGAATGGGATTTTGTAAAGTCATTAGTTGATCCTATTGAGTTGCAGGAATTGCTTACAAATCTTGGATTTTATCGAATTGAGGGAATTCAACATGAAATGATGGTAGGTCTTCACGCTTACAAAGGTGAAAAGATGATGACCTATGAGGATGTTGTATCCAGAGAAATTGGTGATTTAGCAGTTCAGTAGGTGAGTTTCAGTGAGTACAAGAGCACAAATCAGACAAATCATTCGTACCAATCTTGAAGATAATGGTATTGTTTTTTATACCGATCAAGAAATCAATGATTCGATTCAAGATTGCTATAATGAGATTTGTGCAAAGACTCGATGCTTGATAAAGAAAACAACTTTAAATTGGCAAACGGAGCTTAATTATTATGACTTTTTGGCGCAAGGCGTATCTGATTACATGGGTACTGTTAGCATTTTTAATAACGCGAGTAACCTTTGGTTGCGTGATGATGTTAATATACGAGATTTGCATCGAATACGTAGGGATTGGGAATTATGGAGAGGACAACCCCAATTCTGGACACCTCATTCTTTACAATTTACTGTAGTTTGTCCGTGTTTGCAATTGGGGATTGGCACTTTTGATTTGTGGTATTATGCGATAGCACCAACATTAAATTCTGATACTGATGTACCAGTGATAGCATCTGATATGCATTCACTATTTGAACAGTATTGCACAGGTGATTTGCTCGAAACGGCTGAGGAAGCATCAAAAGCTCAAAGATGGAAGAATCAGTATACTGAGAATTTGATAGATTACAAGGCGAGATGCCATAATCTTGCAAAAGCACAGTTACTGTTAAGAAACTAGGAGTTTGTAATGTCTATTTTCTCAACCGCAGACCTAACTCGTTTTT